CCAAACGCTGTAGATGCTGCTTGTTGTGCTTGACCAAAAGCTTGTCCTAATAATTGAGCTTGTAGTGCGGCTCTGTTTCTGTCAGAAGAAGCCATATATTCTGCTCTTTGTACACCTTCTCTACCACCACCAAAACCACCAGATCTAATCGCTTGATCCGCAATATTAGTAATTCCTTTTGCTGCTTGTCTATCAAATTCAGTTAAAGTTGTATCAATAACATCTTTTTGAAAAGGAGACATAAATTGTTGATAAGCTTGTGGTCCAACAAACTGACCTGCTTGTCCAGCTTGAGCCGCTGCTGTTTGTAAGAAAGGTGCAAAAGATCCAAGACCACCAGCTAAACCTGCTGCTTGTTGTTGTAAAGGATCTAGTCCAGCTACAAATTGATCACCAAAAACTTTTGAAAGATCGGCATCTTTAAATTGACCCGTTGCTTTCGATAAATCTTCTAAATACGTTTTACCTGCTGCTTCTATAAATTCTGGTGGTAATACTCTTTGTTCTGATACAGCCATTAGACTCTTCCTCCGTTTTCTAATTTTTTCATCATGTCATACATACGTTGTGCACCTAAGTTGACATTACCGTCACCCATTCCTCTTACAGCGTCAGCTGTAAATACAAATTCGTTATTTGAAAGCATCGCAGGGATGTCGTCAGCCTTTTCTTTTACACCAACTGGGGGAATAAATCCACCACTTTCTCGTAAATCTAATTCTGTTACACCTGCTGGGTTTTCGTTCAATGGTAGACCCATGATGCCTGATGCCTGCATCGCGTTCTCTTCTGGACTACCCATAGCATATTGCATTCTACCACCTTCTGCAGAGTTAGTTCTTACAAATTCTTCTATCTCTTCTGCAGATGCACGTGGATTTAAGTTACCATAATATCTTCTTAAATAACCTTGTAATAAACCTCTATCTCCAGATTTTCTTAACTCTTCAACGTCTTCCTGTGCTTCTTTTGTAAGCATACCACCTATGACTGATGGTGCCACTATAGCAGCTGTTTTACCTAAACCAGTTCCTAAAAACTTACCTAGTGTGCTTGTATCAAAACCCAATCTCCCTGTTCCAACAGGATCTGCAGCTCCTATGAAAGCATTACCTAAAAAATTTTTTAATCCTAAACCTGTTTTAGTTCCCATTAAACCAGCAAAGTTTGTTCCAGGTATACCAAATGTCAATGCAGCTAAACCTGCAGCTTTACCAATAGGTGATTTAACTATCTTCTTAATAGTCTTACCTATAGACTTAACAAAGCTTCCTAATCCGTATAATTGTCTGGGTGTTTGTCCTCTAGAAATTGGCATAATCTCCTATCTTATTTCGTTTTTCCAAATAAATCAAGACTTGGCATGATAACTTTTACGTCCTGAGCCATGTCTTCGTTTTTATAACCTTTAGCTTCCCAATCTTTTCTTTCTTTAAAAAGCTCTCCAGTTTCCTTGTGTCTGTACGTTGTTTCTACTTTTGCTGGTTTTAGTGTTTCCATTACGTTACTACCTGTCTTGGTTTTACCTGTAATATTGAAGCTACTACATGCAACTCGTTAGCCTGAGCAGCTTGTACTTTCAAAACTTCACTTTCTTCCAATACTAAAGGTTGGGTTAATAATTCTACTGTTGTATTTGATCCAACAGCTTTAGCTTTAAACAAACTAAATATGTTTCCTGATGCATCAACCAAAGTCACATCAATCGTAGTTCCTGATCCTGCATCTTCTGATACTAATATAGATTTTACAATAGCAGTTGTTGCTGTGGGCACTGTATATACAGTGGTTAAATCTGTTGTAGTCAAATCTGACTTTGCATTTAAAAAAGTATTTGCCATTAATTTAAAAAGAAGTTTTCTGCTTCTACCTCATCTTTTAAATCTTGTTGAAACGTCGTGTTTAATTTTTCTATTACAGCATCTAAATCTCTAACTTGTGAATCAGCAACTTGTTGAGAGTATTCTTTACTAGGTCTTGTTAATACTTGTACTATTTTTGCCATTATCTACGTCCATCTGGTTGTGTATCTAATCTAAAAGTACCAAGTTTCCAAGATTGTGATGCACCTGTATTTTCTATTTTTAAAGATAGAGCTCTAGCTCTTGCTCTAGTATCTATTTTACTAGTAGAAGAAGTAATTGTAAAGGGTCCAAGTGGTGAACTAGCTTGTGAATCATTAGAATAATTACGTAACTGTAAAGTTACTTGTGTGTTTCCTGTTTGTGATAAAAAGTCTGGTACAAATCTTCTTATTTTCATTATAAATTCACCATCGCCTCTAAACGTTGCAACTCCTGTTGTTTGACCTAATTGAGATCTTTGAGCTGTAATATCAAAATCTCCAGATTCAATATTAGAAGTAATAGCTGTAGTTGCACCACCTTTTATTTGATCAGTTCCTGTTTCATGTTCATAGTATGTTGTACAACCATCTGTATTGCCGACTACATCATAAGAATTATTACTGTCTGCATCATATTCTGTAGCGTGAGGTAAACCAAATATAGCTGAATCTTTCCAAGTTCCTCTTGCTAAAGTGCCTGTAGTCCACACTGGTCTTTGTGGAGTTGAATCAAAGTAATTATAAGTTACACATCTATCAAGAATTGTTGAACCCTCAGAACAATAAAACCAAGTAATTTCACCAAACAAATTATTTAAACCTGCATTAATTAATTGTGATGCTGTAGTATTTAAATTTGTAAAAACAAAATCTTCTACCAAACAAATCATAGATTCTAGATTACCAGAGTATTTAAAAAATCCGTTTTCTGAAAACCAATAAGCAGCACCATCAACTTCAATCGCAGCGTTCTGTCCTATTAATCCACAGTTTGTACCAACTTGTGCAAAACCAAAAGTAAAAGGTGATCCAACAAAACGCATAGTAAATAAAGATGTATCTGACCATATATAGATAGCATCTCTACCTCTAACTGCTCCTACAATTCTTGATCCGTCTGCTAGTCTTTGTGTACCAGCTGTGTTAGTTGCGGTAGGTGTATATGAATTTATATTTTCTTGATCTGAGAATCTTATAAACATTTCATCTTGAGAAGTCTTGTCACCAATAGTTGTTTCAGTTCCAAAGAATACTAAGTGTCTATCAGGTGTGGATACTATCATGTCTCTTGATGCAGTTGGTGCACCAGATATAATTGTAGCTCGTGTTGATGTAGCGTTTGATGCATCAGCATTCCATTGAAAAACTTCTGCATTATGAATCAATGCAATTACAGTTTTACCAAAAGCATCAATACTCCAAAGACCTGGATCAAGAACTAAGTCACCAGATGCAGCTTCACCCCATGCAACATAGTCTGATGAGTTAGTAACTGTAGCACCGCTAGAGTGTCCAGACCTTGTAGAGTTTCTAACTCCTCTGGTAATTCCTGTTAAATCATTTCCTGAGATACCCGTGTAAGATATTTCTTCATTACCAACTTGAATAAAATTTGTGCCTGAAGATGGAAAGTTTGATGTGCTTGTTAATGTAATAGAAGTTCCTGATCCTCCTGTTCCTGCAGTATCATCTAGTAAAGCACCATTTAAAGTTGTTGTAGTTGCTCCTGTTTCTTCACCGCCCCAAGAACCTAAACCCCAACCAAATCCAGCTAACTGTTCTGCAGGTCCAACAGGATAATAAGATTGAACTCTAATACCTCCTGATGTTGTAGCTCCTGACCCAGTTTCATTTGATGGCATTGTAATTGTAAGTGTAAGTGCTGTAGCCGATGTAACCATAAATTTTTTATCATCAAAATCTGATGCACTAAAATTAGAATTTGTAATTGTCGTAAAGTTATCTAAAAGTACGATATCGTTAGCGTTTAAATTGTGTGGAGTTGAAAAAGTAATTGTAACTTCGGCAGATCCATTAGTAGTTGTAAAAGCGTTAGTTAAAGTTGTAGTTGCTTTTATAGGATGTATGTCGTAAAATACACCACCTGTGTAAGCATATAAAATTCTGTTAGTTCCTATAATAGAGTATTTAATACCTTCTTTATTAACTAGATGAAACAATGCTCTAGCTGCACCGGTTAATTTATTATCACCTAATTGTTTCCAACCACCTATTTTTTCAGGTGTGCCATATCTAAACCTTACATTGTCACCACCAACCCATTGTCCCTCGGCTGTAGTTTCTGTAATTTGTTTATTAAATCCTGGTTGAAAGCCTATTTTTTGTAGCATAGTCTTGACATTATATAATGAGATAAGGTTAAAATCTACTTAAAAGTTGTGACCAAAACTATACGCTCTCCCACTTTTGGAAAATAATGAAAATGAGGTTTGTTTTCAAAACAAATTGCCCTGTATTGTTGTGGTTGAATCTCATATTTCTTGTTATTTCCTAGTATCACTGTTCTAGCATTTTTGTCTTGTGGATCATTTAAATAAATTAAAAGTTGTTTATGAGGAAACGAATGGTCTTGATGAACAGGACATTTTTCAAATCCATTTGGATAAGTAAAATTAACAGCCATTCTTAATATCTCTTTATATTTTATTTTGTGTTTCTCTGTAAATTCTACAACCATGTTAACACAATCTTGATAACAATCAGAGTTTATTAAATCATCATCTCTTTTTTTTATAACATGAGCTAAAAAAGGTATATGTTCTTCAGAGTCAATAATTAATTCACCACCATAATAATAAGGAAATCCTACATTTAGAAAAGATTGGTGTATGTATCTTTTACTAAGGTCACTTAAAAAATTATCATCTTTTATAAAAAACATATTATCTAAAATTAAAGGCTAAAGATATCCTTTCTTCGTTTGTAAAATTAGAAGATACCATGTGTTTTATCCATGATGGAAACAAATATAAAGTATTTTCTTTTGGTTTAAATTTCCATATTTGAGAATTGTATTTATTA